GAATATACAACCACTACCTGACAGCGGTCAACAGGAGATGCCTCAATAATAGCATCCTTACCCAGGTTGTAGGCCGTTAGAACAAGAGGCACGCGCTAGCGTGACCGTATGCTGTTAAAATTTTTTAGCCCCAAAACAACAAAGGGCAGGGACTCCGGGGAATCCCCACCCTCTACTGATTAGCTGATCTCCCGTATCAGGCTTCTGATTAATTCCTGATCCGTTTCCATGTCCTTGTAAGGTCGGGCCAGCTTGTCCATTTCCTCAAGCCGCCCGTTCAGACATTCGACCAGTGCATCATAGAACCCATCTGGATATACGTGATCCAGTTCGATTGATTCCGCCTCGGCGAGTAAATCCTTTGCGTTCTCCATCTCCAGGCGGTACTCCTTCTTGAGCTCTGCTACCGTGTTCAGATGCTTCTTTCGCTGGGCTACTGCGATATCGTCTACAATCTTGGTTGCCTTGTACTTCAGATAACTGTCCAAATTCATTGGTCGACCGGTGTAATGTACCATCGTGTCTGTCATTTCCACATAGACCCACAACCAACGGCGAAACTCATTTGCGTCTGTTTCTTCCCCAGTTCCTGCAAAGTCGTCGAAGGTACTGCTGTCGCCCATCGCTTCGTTTAGATACTTGGCGCGTACAAACGACTCCAACATCGTGCGAACCTTTGAGCCGATCAGCTTCTGTATCTGTATCGGACACGCATGGATCGCTGTCAGGTCCAGGTCGAACACCTGCTGTGTCGTTGGTGCTCTCGCTTCGTCTGCGGTCATTGCTCGTTTACTCATGGTTATAGACTCCTTTGTCTATTGATTGGAAGGTTCTATTCTGACAGGCTCACAGAAAATCTCTTACCTCTGAACGACCTATACTTACCAGCCAACGCCTATCATTCCTGTCAACGGAATCTGTTTCTTTGTAGTGAGCAGAGCGGGGTTATCCGTCATACTCTCCGTGGCGAAACCACAAAACAAACCCTAGATCACACCCCCCGTCTATAGATGCTGTTGGCTATTAGCAAGGGGAGTAACAGTGCAGGATGCGCATACACAGGGGTACTCATTAGCACGGCAAGAGGAGCATGGTAGTTAGCTGTCAACCTAGCTGAAAGGATATCTTTCCTGTGCACACACACGCTTGGTTTAGGTTCCCAGGTTCTAGTTATGTACAGTTCAAACCATAGTAGCCTGGCATCCCAACTACAGTAAGGCTCAGCCATCTGTCTATGAGGTCTATCTAGTACAGGATGACCAGTCAGCTATGCATGATAGCTCCGCTCGCAATGATCTCGCTTACCGAGGTCGCCTGTCCACTGGATTACACTATATCTGGATACCCCCCAGGCACCCCCACCTCTTTTTTTAATATATATATATATCCTTCCCGCTCAGCGGTGGGTAATATACCAAACATAAGGAGAAACTAATATGCCTACTGGTCCTGGCAGCTACGGAAAGAAACGCGGAAGACCGCCCAAGAGAAAGTAATGGACGAACTAGATAAGATTATAAAACGTTTAAGCACTGGCGGCTCGGCAGCCTCATCGCGTCTCAAGAGGAATCGCAAACGAGCGCAGTATAAGGCATCGGAAGCCCTGAAACAGCAGAGAGACATGATTAGAGAGTTGGAGAAATAACCATATCCTTATGAAACACCTACGCGATCAGAATCTAACCTACTTAGGACACCTGTTACAAGCATGGAATATAGCTACGAGATTATTTCTTTTGTCCTTGACTGCTTTGGTTCATGGAATATTTCCTTCTATCTGGGTCCGTTCCGTTACGAATAGGGTGCGTGAGATGGGCCAGGAGCTATCTTAGTGGCTAGGGCTAAGTCCAAGTGGATACAGAGTGCTATCAAGCGTCCTGGGGCATTACGCAAAGCCCTGGGGGCAAAGAAAGGGGAGACGATCCCCAAAGCTAAGCTGGATGCTGCTGCCAAGAAGAAAGGAAGGTTGGGTCAGCAAGCCAGGCCAGCCAAGACATTGAGAGGAATGAGGAAAGCATAATGGACCCAAGACAAAAGCGAGAGGATGAAACCTGGGCCGAGTATGGCGCGAGGATGGCTGCTATGGGAGTTTCTCCCACACCATCTCCTATGTTGGCTGGGCCTATGGTAAATCGGTTCAGACCAGTAGGTTCTGACTATACTCCACAGCAGTTAAGTACACCTATCAGGCAGTTACAGCAGCAGAATATCCCTCAGAATGTAGTGCCGATTAGGCCTACGGATGCTACTCAAGCAGGTATGGGTACTGTAGGTTTGAGGATGAGGGAACAACCATCTCTTATTGACATAATAGACAGTAGAGAAGGCACTTATGGTGTATCTCAGGATTATAGGGATTTCTCCCCAATGATGGGTACGCTGGCCGACATGGCAGGAGATCAACCTGTTTATGATGAATCTGTAGTCACGGATATGCCCAGCAGACCTGTGTTTGACCTTCCATCTTACAGTACTAGTATGCCTGATGTTAGCCAGACATTACCAGCAGATACTCAGCTTAGTATGTTGGATGATGCTATGCCCACAACTATAGGCCCAGTTGCTCCCGCACCATTTGAAGAAGCATCTTTTACCCCGCCTGTTGACTATTCTCAGACTCTAGTTGATGCTGGTATGGCTGAAGTAGTTGATGCTGTTCCTGGGGTATCTGTTGCACCATCTATGCAAGGTGTTGACTATTCTCAGGCTTTAGCTGATATTGATATTGATCCTGCTACCGCTGGTATGGCTGAAGTTTATACAGCTGGATCAGATTTCTTTGGTGGTGGAGTTGATGCTCCTTTTGATTTCGTAGATACTAGCCGAACCCAAGACCAGATAGATGATATATCTAGGCATGGTGGTTTAACATTCGGTGTTCCTGTATGGACTGGAAGGCTAAGTGATCTTGCAACGTACATACCTAGTCAACCCATAAGGGAGATGATTAGGGACCAGCATGATAATATAGGTGACTTTCTAGGTGACGATACAACTACAGATAAGTTACAGGATTTGGTAAACAATCAGATTGCAATAGATATAAAAACAGCGAACCCGGCAATGGATCTTACGACTCGCCTTCAAAATAAAAAGGAGTTCGAGGATAACCCTAATACGGTATACGATAAGGATTCCCTTACTGCAATGGTTGCACTAGCTAAGAAAGACTACTATAAAAGCGAGAAGCAGGTTCAAGAGGCTATAAATGAGATAAAATCTGGTGTGGATACATTTAAAGATATACCAGCAGTTGTACCTACAGTTGCCGTATCTAAAGATAGGCAACGGAAAGACTTGAAAGCAGCAGCAGCTGCCCGGAGAAAGGATAAGCTTGCAGGCCAGAAAAGGGCAGCAGCAGCGACGAGGAGATTTAACGCGTTAAAGGCCAAACAAGATAAAGCAGATAAAGCAAGGCAGGTGAGAGATGAGAAAACTAGAAAGGCACAGCAAAAATCTGCAAAAGCACTACTTGATAAAGTAAGTTCGAGTGATCGGCATGGCTTCTCAGAAAGGGATATTGCTAGAGCAATAGAAATTTCAACTGAAATGGATACGTTTGCTTTTGGTGGAGACTGGGGAAGCGCCGAGGCTCTTGCGGAGGCAAACTTAGGTTATGCTGAAGAGACAGGGTTGGGCGGAGGTTGGAGTGTAGGATAAAATATGACAATACTCCAAGATAAATTCATTGAACACTATACACTGACTGGCAATGCCACGAAGTCAGCCATCTATGCGGGTTATTCAGAGAAGACAGCCAAGGTAAAAGGCTCACAACTAAAGGCACAGTTTACAAATGAAATACGTGATGCAACTCAAAAACTACTTGCAGACAAAGTACCTGCTGGTTTGCGTTGGCTTAGTGAACTGGCTGAATCAGCTGAGTCGGAATCGGTTAGGCTCGGTGCTGTCAAAGACCTCCTTGACAGGGCTGGACTCAAGCCGATCGAAAGAATCGAAACGACAACCATAGAGTCGATGTCGAAAGAGGAGATACAAAGGGAGCTAGATGCCCTCCTCAAACATTAGAGCGTTAGAACTTCTAAAGGAACTAAGGCAGCGGGAGCGGTTCAACAG